ACGATTTTGATCTAGGAGATGCAGCGGCTGGTTACTTCGACTCCTATCAGTACTTTGCACCTAACCGCCTCGTAGTTACTCTGGACCCAACTCTATACGGAAAGGGCAAGGAAGTCTCTAATGCTTCCCCGAACGCATACGTTGCTGCTAAGCGTGCTCTAGTCGACGATTTCTTTAAGCCTGGACAGTACATTCGTGCAAAGATTAAGGAAGAAGGAGGTAATCCTCTTGAAAGGGGTCGACTGCTTAGAATCAAGTCAGTAGTATCGGCTAAGACTGGAACTGCACCAAACGCAACTTTGACCTATACTATCACAACTGATTCAACGTTTAGCACTAACATTCTAGGAATTAACGTGGTAGACGACACAATTAGCGTGGTTAAAGGAGTTAAGAACTTTGCTACGTCTCTTAAGGGTCTTACCTTGCCTTCGATGAACTTGTCAAACAGCTTGTATCCAGACGGAACTTCTGACAGACAGGACGACATCATGAACTATGTTCTTAATGGCAGTAATCTAGGCCAAACAATTGCGGATAACGAAACTTTGGACTTCAGATATCTAATCGACTCGTTTGAGGGACAAATATCCAACAACTCTAAATCCCAGCTTGCTCAGTTGGCTGCGAATCACGGAAAGGTGTTGGCTATCTGTAATGCTCCGTCAATCGCACAGTACGAAAAGAACGTTGATCCAAGCTTCATCGATCTAACCACGCGGTTAGTTTCGGCTGAATCCATTTCAACAGGAGGAGACCTTACTTCGAATCCAACTTTTACCTTTAGGTTTGCGCAAGGCGATAAGTTTGGAATTCCTTTGTCTTCCTATGCCGCTTACTTCATGCCTAACGTTCTTATCTTCGAAAGTGGAAAGAATAAGTCAATTCCACCGGCTATGTACGTTGCTAACACGTTCATGAGAAAGTATACAACAGGTAATACATTCTCAATCGTAGCGGGTAAGCGTGGAATTCTGACAGACGGCGAAGTTACTGGAGTCGAGTACGATCTTACTAACGAGGATCGCGATTTCTTGGAGCCAGCAGGTTTTAACATGATCGTTCGTCGTCGTGGATTTGGAACAATGATCTTCTCTAATAACACAGGTTATCAGAGGGTTAAATCAGCTCTGAATAACATTCACGTTCGTGAAGCTCTAGTAACCATCGAACGTGATATTGAGAGAATCCTAATCAACTTCCTATTCGATTTCAACGACGTTACGACCAGGATGCGTGTTAAGACCCTAGTTAAGAACTACTTAACTGCTGTTCAAGACGCTAGAGGTATTGCAAGCGCCGAAGTTATCATGGATGATAGTAACAATGGAGTTGAGGTTCTTGAGAACAATGCTGGAATCATCGACGTTATCGTTGATTTTCCTCGCGGAATTCACAAGTTCATCAACCGAATCACAATCACCCGCGCAGGAGGTCAGCTTGCTTCTAATTCAACTGGATTTACTCCATCCTTCTAATAAGAAGAATCAGGTTAAAAAGAAAAAGGACTCCAAAAGAGTCCTTTTTTCTTTTAGGGCCAACATTTGTCATGTGGGCACTCCACCACTCGGTTTAGGTCCAAGAACCATTATTCTTCGCCGGATTCGGCTGTCATAATCTCTTCAATAACTCTGATTGTGTCTGTAGCGTCATTATGAAAGACGCCAGTTCCGCCAGCCTCGGTCCACTTTGCAAGCTTCTCGCGATTATCATCGATTAGAATATCATCCGCTGATTTTGCAAACTTGTACTTATGTTGGCTAAGGATGATTCGGCTTTCGGGATCCCATTTCTTAGAGGAAGTTGTTGGTTTTTTCTGATTAATACCTAGATTTCTCTCAATCCACTTTACCTTACCGGTAATGCAATCCTTACTTCGACTAGGCGCACTAAGAATGATTGGGTTGTATCTGGTGAGATAGTCCCAGAGTTCGCGACCATCATTCATCCATTTTAGATTAGCCCAAAACTTCTCACCCTCAGCCTCGATATTTTTCCACATTTCCTCTTTACCGTACTTCTTTTGATACTCCTCAGGAGAAAGCTGATCCTTGTTAAAGTCTCGATTCTTAAAGGAGCGATCAAAGTCAGTTAGCACCCCGTCAAGATCGCAAAAGATTCTTTTTGACGGCGTTGTGCTCTCAACTAGGAATTGTGAAAAGTTCTTAAGCATAGTCGCTAATTTCGATTGTGGTTTCTGAGTTTTTATTTATTATTGCAACCAAATCGTTAGCCATTACCATGTGATGTAGGTCTCCGTTAACCTTTACGTCCATTCCGGAGTATCTCATATAGAGAACCTTATCTCCAACTTGGACAGGACATGCACTGTTTAGAGAGACGGCGTGCCCAAGTGCAACAACTGTTCCAGTATTTGGGCGTTTACGTGCCTCAATCGGTAGAATGATACCGGTTTCAGTTTTAGTCTCTATTGAGTCTGGTTTAACTAGCACCCTTTCAAAAAGGGGCATGAATTCTGAAGTATTTTCCATTAATAACTTTTGTAATTTTTTTTGAATTTGAAGTAGTTAAAGCGGCGGCGGTTACTAAGTTTAATCGAATCAGCAATTGAACTTGTGACCTCATTTGGAAAAACCAGAGTGCTTAATCTAACAATCTTTCTATTGCGACTTATATTACTCTGGATTACCTGTGTTTCACCAGGATCGTTAATTTTTAGAGTTTCACATATCAACTCATTTAATTGAGAGGTGAACTCTGAGTCATTTGCATCAATCTTGGATTTAATGGTCAGCCAGTCGGCAACCTCGCGTAATCTCTCAAGTACCTTTGTAACTTTTGATGCAGTAAGCTTTGGATGAGCACGTGGAATATTATCGGATTGATCTCCTGCTAGTATCTTTTGAAGAATATCAAGAGTTGGATCGATTCTAAAGTGCTGATAATCCTTTTTGAGAAGATCATCCAAAACTGTGGTCAGAGTTGAATTATCAATTGCCGACGATTCAAAGTTAAAAAGATCAACATCTGCGGATTGAGGAGTCGTCTCAAAATCAAGAGTTGTATAAATCTTTTTGTACTTGGTCATCATCTTTGGCATCATTAGGATTACCTTACGCGAACCGCTTTCAAGTAGCTGAGTGAGGTCCTTATCAACCGACCAAATACAGATGTCCTCTTCTAGGTTCTCACAAATGTAGGCAATGAGATCGTCTCCCTCAGCTCCTTGAACTCTATTCGCTAGGATTCCATATTCCTCGGAAAGGGTTGGCAGAATTTCGGTTTGAAAGTAGTTAAAAAAGAGATAAATCCTATCATCATACTTGCGTTGCCCCTTGTAGTTAAAGTCGCCAACTCCATGCTCGTGTACATGATCCTTAATGAACTTTTTACGCCAGCTTTTGGAGTCAAAGACGAAGAACACTGAGGAGATATTCTCCTTAAATGGAGCAAAGATGCTACCTAGATAATTTAGAGAAAACGACCTAAATGCATCTTTGCTTGCCTGCTTAAGGATATATTCATCATCGGATAGCAGATCAGAAACATAGTATTGATCGCCCACTCTTTTGTCCTTGGCCAAGATGTTCTTAACGATGCTGGCAGCAACATTGAGAAAGGCATTTCCATCGATTACTATGTTCATGATAGACTATTGGTCGGTTGATGTCTCGGTTTCGGGCTGATCTTCTGGCTTAGTCGTCATTCTCTTAATCGCTTTTGAGATAAGCTCAGCCTCGTCTAGAGAATATACTCCTTTTGATTGAGCATAGGTCGCGGCAGAGATTAGAGCAATCGCAGCGTGCTCGAGAGAAAGATTGTTAAGGAAACTTTCGTAATCTTCGCGATTCTCGTAGCTAATTGAACCTAGCAGGGTAGCAATCGGCTTTCTTTCTTCAGTTGCAACAGTATCATTAACGGTTGCCTCACTGGTAACGGTTGGGTTCTGGTCCATTTGTTTGGATTTTTTTTATAGGTCAGAAAAAAGATCGTCTAGGTCGTCCTTACGAGAAGAAGCACTTGGAGTTGGTGAGCTTGGTGCAGTCTGTGAAAAGTTCATACCGAAATCGTCTTCCAAACTAATGGAAGAGCTCTTTGTAGCCGGCGCTGGATTGAACTCTAGGGATTCGCCGGCTGGGGCTGAACTTCTAGAGACTGGGCGAGAAAGAGTAAAATGCTTCTTCATGCGCTCGTCCTTTGTGTTAGCAACAAGATTATCAATGATCTGCTTGTATGGCACAATCGCTTTGATGTACTCGGCAACTTGCTCGTATTCGCGGTCTGTCCACTCCTTGTAGAAGTATTGGCTTAGGTCCGGAGAATTTTTCTTGAAGAATTCTGTCACGAACTGCATGACCTTTTGATCTTGAGAAACTGGTATCTCTTGACCGTTATGAGTTAGGATTAGCGGGCTAACCTCGCTCATGAACTTACTTGCGCTAAAATCTCTCCAGGCTTTGGTCTTACGCTTAATGACCAGAACAAAATCCTTGCCCTGAGTTAGGGAGAACGGATTGATCTTTTGAGTCGTCACTAGCTCAGATTCAGGATTGATTTCCTGCTGAATTAGATTGTCTATCGTGTATCCGTAAGAATAGACTTTGATCTTACCCTCCATTGACGGAAACTGTGGGTCCTTCTTGACATATACGCAAGAATAATAGTTGTAGTAGCGGTTAAAGTTCTTTTGAATTTCCTCAACGATACTAGGCTCCTCATTCTTAAGCTTCTTAAGCTCAAGGTCAAGAGACCACAGGATTGAAGACTTTCCGTTTGTGGACGGACAGTCAACTACAATACGCTCGTTAGTTAGTGGATTTACGAGCTTGGCAGCGTACTTTTTGTACTTACTCTTGGACGGATCTCCGACCCAAGGGATGAAACGAATGACTGACTTGTAAATCCCGTTCTGACCTTGATCAGGGCCTGGGTTGTACACGTTCTCGTCAACGAATCGAGCGGATGATGATTTGCCGGTGAAGTCATCGGCATTTAGATTAAATAGGTCTTCCATTATTCGATATGATTTTTAATACCTATGTAAATTGTACTAAAAATCTGGGGCTAGGTTTAGCCCGGCAAAAAAAGTTTGGAAAACTAGTAAGCAGTTGCCTTAAGCCAATGGGCAAGGACAGCTTTCATTTGAAGGTCCGTCATGAACCCGCACTTCACAAATGGAATCAAGT